ACTGTTCTTTATACTCATTGGTGGATTAGTATTCCTAGTGTATAAGGCAGTATTGAACTATCTTGAGCATAATGAAAGATATAAGAAATGAATGAGTTAGAAGTTGAGTGGAATAATAAAAAAATAGATTACGATCTAGAAAAGTACAATTGGCCCGCCTGGGCCTTGTCTGTTATTCAAGAAATTGCTCCTCAGGTTACAGAACTTGAGACTATGCACGAGGTGTTGAACCCATCTGAACTTATTAGGGTCGGTAACTATGTACAGAATGCATGTAGTCGTAAAGATTTTATGGAACGCTTTGACGAATTCGCTGCAAGTATTGTTCCGCAACGCATTAAAAACAAGAGATATTTGATTCAACGCCAAGGAACTTTGCGTGTTGTTATTCCTAATCAAGCATCTGTTGGCCGCAGGCTTGCTTTCCACCAAGGTATCTTTGTAGGTAATGGCCGCGGTTGTAGAACTATTTGGACTCCCTTTACTAAAGCAGAGAAGACTAACACAATGTGGATGTTAGATTTGGATGTTAGTAGAGAAATAACTAAAAAGGTCTTAGCAGAAAAGTGGAGTCTAGAAAAGCTTGAAGAAGAAAGCTTGAAACATGCTTGGCCAGTAACACTAAGTCCTGGTCAAAGTCATCTGTTCTTTCAGGAGCAAATTCACGGTAACGTCAACAATGAAGAAGGCTACACTCGTGTCAGCATGGACATGCGTATTCTAATTGAAGGTGAAGAATGGGGCCGCAGACTTCCTGGTGGCTTCATGCGATTGCCCGGCGATTATGAAATTGCAGAAGTTATGGACTATACCGGCAAAAGCTTCATTACCTACGCAGGTTGGAACAGCAAGTTTAGCAAAGACATTCCGTTGCCGATGCAACGTGCTATCATTGAACCTTATTGTGTTAAGAATAAGATTGATTATACTAGCTACGAATTTGAAAATGAGCATCTAGATTGGCAACCCGGACTAGAGTATTACATTAAAGAACGACCAGATGGCATTGTTCTTTGCAGTATGTATTGCTTAACCGATGATGCGGAACGCCGTAGTGAACTACTAGAACTAGCATTAGATCGGGGAGTTGAATTGCATTTTGCAAACGAGTTGATTAGTCTAAAGACTAAAACCGATCTTGAAAGAATTCAAACTTATTTGAATTTTGCGGTGCCTAAAAAAGGCCCGTATATTTGGGAATAATAACTGAAGGAATAAAATTATGAGTGATTTTGATTATGTAATTATTTTTGAAGAACCGCCGCAGCGTTGTGAAATGTGCGGCATCATTGATGAGTGTCGGCCATATGGATTGAATCATGAAGAAATTTGCCATGAGTGTGCCATGAAAGATAAGGCACTTAGTGAAATCAGAGCAAAAGAACTATTCTTTGAAGAAGATGAATAATGGATCCATATGAGGATGACTATGATCCAGTAAAAGACACTGCTGAGTGGGCTGAAAAGTTGCTCGGTAAAAGTTATACGTTTGAAGACGGTGATAGGATTGAAGTTGTTCAGATAAAGCGTAGAGACACCGGACCTTGGGTAACATATCATATATATCAAGGTCCCGGAATCCCTCGCAAGCTATTAATGACAGCAGAAGAATTTGATGTTACTTATGGACACTTATTTGGGTTGAGAGTCATAGAAGACTAAATAATAGATGCTTTTAAGAAAAATATTTAGTTTTCCAACTCTGACTCTCCTTGTAGCACTAACGCTTAGTGCTATTGCTGCCTGGTACTCCGTACTGGGCTTAACTGCTATCTTTGCGGCAGCAGTCATTCCAATCATTATTATGGGCGGATCATTGGAAATTGCTAAGGTTGTAACTACAGTATGGCTGCACAAGTATTGGGATAGATCAGGTTGGAAGCTTAAGCTATATCTAATTCCTGCGGTTGTAGCACTTGCATTCCTAACGTCTATGGGTATCTTTGGTTTTCTATCAAAAGCCCATAGTGATCAAACATTAGTCAGCGGCGATGTTGGCGCTAAAGTTGAATTGATTGACGAACGAATCAAAATTTCTCGTGAAAACATTGCTATGAATCAAGTAGCACTTGAGCAAATGAACAATCAAGTTGACCAACTACTCGGTAGAACAGATGATGACAAAGGTGCAAACCGTGCTGTACAAGTTCGTAGACAACAGGCTAGAGAGCGTAATCGCCTTAACAATGAAATTGAAGCAGAACAAGTAAAAATTGCCAAATTAAGTGAAGAAGCTGCACCGATACGTGCAGAAATTCGCAAAATTGAAGCAGAAGTTGGTCCCATCAAGTACATCGCTGCGATGATTTACGGGGACAATCCAGACAGCAACCTACTAGAACGTGCAGTGCGTTGGATGATTATTCTCATCGTGATGGTGTTTGATCCATTAGCACTTGTGCTTGTCTTAGCTGCACAGAGTAGCTATAGATGGTTAGATGATGATTTACGAAATCGAAAGAAAGAAGAAGATGAGTTTAAGGAAGTGTTTTTAAACACCGAACTTGACGAAGATGCTAGTAAGTTTCTTGACGAAACACTAGATGATATGCCACATGAAACTGCATATGATGATCCGAAGGAGGACGAAAATGTTTCTGAAACTATTCAACCAAATGATATTCAACCAAATGTCGTGGTACGAGAAGATGTACCTGACACACCTACTTCCGATGCAGTTCCGTCAGGGAGCAGCGTGGCACAAAGTGAAGCAAGAGAAAGCAGAAGCAGAGAAGAACCTACAGCCGTAGTAAAAACTGAAGGTGTAACTCTACAAGAGTCTGACGGTGGCTATGTAAGCTTTGAAGGCAAGAGCGTTAGTAAGAGTGCATTGCAGGGTATGCGCCCTGACTTATTCTTGCAAGTAGATTCGGTAAATCAATCTAACACTAATTTTGGAACTAACTTTCCAAAATTTGCTAAGAAGGGTGATATCTTTGTTCGGGTAGATTTGCTTCCTAACAAAGTGTTCAAATTTAGTGGTGATAAGTGGATTGAAGTGAATAAAGACCTAACAGATACATATCTCTATGATGAAGAATATATTAGATATTTGGTGACTAAAATTGAAACTAATGAATATGACGTAGAATTACTGTCGAATAATGAACGGTTGCAAATTGAGCATTATTTAGACAAAATTTCTAAATCCTAACAGCTAGTTGACTAAGTAATATCATGACAGATAAAAAACTACACCACTGTTCATTTTGTGGAAGCCACAAGGATGAAGTCACTAAACTAATAGTAGGCGAAGATGTTTCAATTTGTAGTACCTGCATTGAACTCTGTAACCAACTGATTGTAGAAGACAAGTCACCAAAAAATAATAAAAAACAAGAAGAAGCTGTGGTCGATCCATATAGCATCAAAGAACATTTGGACTCATTGGTTATTGGACAAGACAATGCAAAGAAGGTATTGAGTGTTGCGATATCAAATCATTATAAGCGCATTAATCATCCTAGCAAAGATTTAGAAATACAAAAGGGTAATGTATTGCTCATTGGCCCAACTGGATCAGGTAAAACCTTACTTGCTAAATCAGTAGCAAAGTATCTTAACGTTCCTTTTGTTGTAGCAGATGCTACTAACCTAACAGAAGCTGGCTATGTCGGCGAAGACGTTGAGAGCATGATTTCTATGCTATTAGCTCTCGCAGACAATGATGTTAGCAAAGCAGAACGAGGAATCATCTTCATCGATGAAATTGATAAGATTACTCGTAAGAGTGAGTCTACTAGCATTACTAGAGACGTTTCAGGTGAAGGCGTACAACAAGCACTACTCAAAATGGTTGAAGGTACCAAATGCCGTGTCAGTCCAGTAGGAAAGCGTAAGCATCCACAGGGCGAGACAATAGAAGTAGATACTAAAAATATGCTATTCATTGCAGGCGGTGCGTTTGTTGGATTAGAAAATGTCATTAAGAATAGAACACAGGGAACTACTATTGGATTTGGTGCAGACGTTAAGAGTAAGAACGAAAAACAGGATCTTAGTGAAGTAACGCCAGACGATCTTACTCGTTTCGGCATGATTCCTGAGTTTATCGGAAGATTTACTACTACTGTTACGTTAGAAGAACTTACTATAGACCAATTAGTAGAAGTACTGACAAATATTAAGAACAGCTTTATTGAACAGTATAAGTATTTGTTTAGTATTGATAATATTGAATTAGAGTTTACGGACGAAGCAATACGCCAAATTGCACAGAATTGTATTGATTTAAAGACCGGCGCAAGAGGTCTACACACTGAAATTGAGCGTATTCTGATGCCTCATATGTTTCATATTAAAAAATACAAAGACAATGACATAACTAAATTAAGCATAGATGTTGATTTAGTTAATGAACCTAAAATAATTATTTGACCCGTATTTCTTTACATATATGGGATATCCGTGTATAAATAGAGTTGTAGATGCTTTATAGGTCTACATTATAGTCTTGCTTAAAAAGGAGATAAAAACATGACTAGAGAACTAACCCTACGTACCCTTGACATTCCGTCAATTCACAAGTTCGGTATCGGATTTGATAGCATTCTAGATGAGCTTATGCGA